CCTATCTGGCAGACCTGTCAGACTCGGTCAACAGCTAAGGAGCTCAGAGCATGGCGTTACCACGCAAACTGAAATACCTGAACATGTTTAACGACGGTCTCAGCTACATGGGCGTCGTTGAATCCGTCACCCTGCCAAAGCTGACCCGCAAGCTTGAGAAATATCGCGGCGGCGGGATGCCGGGCTCGGTGTCTATTGACCTCGGCCTCGACGACGACGCGCTGTCGCTTGAGTGGACGCTGGGCGGCCTGCCTGACGTCGCGCTGTGGGCGCAGTATGCGTCACCGGGTGCCGACAGCGTGCCGCTGCGCTTCACCGGCTCATTCCAGCGCGATGATACCGGCGCAATTTCCGCCGTTGAGGTGGTCATGCGTGGCCGTCACAAGGAGTACGACGGCGGCGAGAACAAACAGGGCGAAAGCGGCACGACCAAAATCGCGACCGAGTGCTCGTATTACCAGCTCACGATTGACGGCAAAGAGGTCATCGAGATTGACGTCGTCAACATGGTGATGAAAGTCGACGGCGTTGACCGTCTCGCTGAGCACCGCCGGGCGATTGGCCTGTAACCCGTTAACCGGTCAGCCAGGCTGGCCGGTCACTTACTCACATTCAAAGAGAGCAACATCATGGAAAACATCAACGAAACCGCCACCATCGAAACCGAAAACCCAAACATTGTGATCCTCGATAATCCAATCATGCGCGGTGAGCAAAAAATCGAACAGGTGACCGTGTCCAAACCCAACGCCGGTACTCTGCGCGGTGTGAGTCTGGCCTCGCTGGCAAACTCTGACGTCGATGCGCTGATTAAGGTGCTGCCGCGCATGACGTACCCGGCGCTGACCGAGCCCGAGGTCATGCGTCTGGAAGCATCAGACCTGATTTTGTTCGCCGGTAAGGTGGTCGGTTTTTTGTCGCCATCTTCGGCTCGCTGACGTTCCCGGACAACCTTTCGGTCGATGACCTGATGGCGGATATCGCGGTGATATTTCACTGGCCGCCATCAGAGCTGAATTCCCTGAGCGTGACCGAGCTCATCACATGGCGCGAAAAGGCGCTGCAGCGAAGCGGACACCACAATGAGCAATAACGTCAGGATTGAGGTACTGCTGAACGCAGTAGACCGGGCAAGCCGACCGCTCAAAGCTATCCAGACTGCCAGCAAGACCCTTGCTGGCGATATCCGCACTTCTCAGAACAGCCTGCGCGATCTGAATGCGCAGGCTGGCCGAATTGACGGATTCAGGAAAGCGAGCGCACAGCTTGCCGTGACAGGCCAGTCGCTTAACAAGGCGAAACAGGAAGCCGCCGCGCTGGCCGTCCAGTTTAAAAACACGCAGAACCCCACAACCGCGCAGGCGCGCGCGATGGAGGCGGCAAAGAAATCCGCCGCTGACCTGCAGCTCAAATACAACAGCCTCAGGCAGTCGGTACAGCGCCAGCGCACCGAGCTCGCGCAGGCCGGGATTAGCACCCGTACTCTCTCGGCGGATGAGCGCCGCCTGAAAACCAGCATCAGTGAGACGACCGCGCAACTTAACCGGCAGCGCGAGGCACTGGCGCGGGTCAGTCAACAGCAGGCGCGACTCAGTCGCGTTAAAGAGCGTTATCAGGCCGGTAAATCCCTTGCCGGAGGCGCTGCAGCGGCAGGCGCGGCGGGCGTCGGTATCGCCACGGCGGGAACAATGGCCGGAGTGAAATTACTCACGCCCGGTTATGAGTTTGCACAGAAAAACTCTGAGCTGCAGGCCGTGCTCGGCGTTGATAAACAGTCACCCGAAATGGAGGCGCTGCGCAAACAGGCGCGCCAGCTCGGGGATAATACCGCTGCGTCTGCAGATGATGCGGCGAGCGCGCAGATTATCATTGCGAAAAGCGGCGGGGATGCCGCAGCGATTCAGGCGGCGACGCCGGTCACGCTGAATATGGCGCTGTCTAACCGTCGCTCGATGGAAGAAAACGCCGCGCTGCTGACGGGTATGAAATCCGCGTTTCAGATGTCAAACGACCAGATCGCACACATCGGCGACGTGCTGTCGATGACCATGAACAAAACGGCTGCTGACTTTGACGGGCTGAGCGACGCGCTGACGTATGCTGCTCCGGTGGCAAAAAATGCCGGGGTCAGTATCGAGCAGACCGCCGCAATGGTCGGCGCGCTCCATGACGCCAAAATCACCGGCTCGATGGCGGGGACGGGCAGCCGTGCCGTCCTGAGTCGCCTGCAGGCTCCGACCGGTAAGGCATACGAGGGTATCAAAGAGCTCGGCGTTAAAACGTCTGACAGCAAGGGCAACACGCGCCCGATATTCGCCATTCTGAAAGAAATGCAGCGCAGTTTTGAGAAAAATAATCTCGGAACAAGCCAGAAAGGCGAGTACATGAAAACCATCTTTGGTGAGGAAGCCAGCTCGGCGGCAGCGGTACTGATGGCCGCTGCCTCAAGCGGCAAGCTCGACCAGCTCACGGCGGCGTTTAAAGCCTCGGACGGGAAAACCGCTGAGCTCGTTAAAATTATGCAGGACAACCTCGGCGGTGACTTCAAAGAATTCCAGTCAGCCTATGAGGCCGTCGGTACTGACCTGTTTGACCAGCAGGAGGGATCACTGCGAAAGCTCACCCAGACCGCCACGAAATATGTGTTAAAGCTCGACGGCTGGATCCAGAAAAATCAGGGGCTGGCGCAAACCATCGGCATCATCGCAGGTGGTGCACTGGCAATTATTGGCATCCTCGGGGCAATTGGTCTCGTTGCCTGGCCGGTTATTACCGGCATTAATATGTTAATAGCCGGTGCATCGCTGCTCGGAACGATTTTCTCGGTGGTGGGTGGTGCCATTATGGCCGTGCTCGGGGCGCTTACCTGGCCGATAGTGGCTATTGGCGTTGCCATCGTCGCCGGTGCGCTGCTTATCCGCAAATACTGGGAGCCCATAAGCGCATTTTTCTCAGGCGTAATGGAGGGGCTAAAGCAGGCTTTTGCCCCTGTAGTGGAACTATTCGAACCGTTAAAGCCGGTTTTTGACTGGCTGGGTGACAAACTGAAAGCGGCGTGGCAGTGGTTTAAAGACCTGATAGCCCCGGTTAAGTCGACGCAGGAGACGCTCGACAGCTGCAAAAATGCGGGTGTGATGTTCGGTAAGATGCTGGCCGAAGCGCTGATGTTACCGCTCAAAAGCTTTAATACATTGCGCACCGGCGTTAACTGGCTGTTGGAAAAGCTCGGGGTTATCAATAAAGAATCGAGCGACCTTGACCAGAAGGCCGCTAAAGCCAGTGCCGCCACCGGCTCGCAAAATGGGTCTTATATTCCGGCAACCTCAGCATATGGCGGTTATCAGGCATATCAGCCGGTAACAGCACCCACTGGTAAGACTTACGTCGACCAGAGCAAGCCTGAATATAACATCAACCTGAATGGTGGCATCGCGCCGGGCAGCGACCTTGACCGGCAACTCCGCGAGGCTGTCGATAAATTCGACCGTGAAAACCGTGCGCGTCAGCGCTCAAGTATGCGCCATGACTGAGGGGGATAAAGCATGTTAATGGTTTTAGGTTTGTTTGTGTTTGAGCGCCGCACGCTGCCCTATCAGTCCATGCAGTATTCAAAGGATTACCGCTGGGCGTCAAACGACCGTATCGGCAAGCCACCGGCTTACCAGTATCTCGGGGAAGGTGAAACCACGCGCACGCTGTCGGGCGTGCTCTATCCCGAAATTACCGGGGGGCGTCTGTCACTGACCGTCATCGAGCTGATGGCAGACGAGGGGCGCGCGTGGCCGCTGATTGACGGAACGGGCATGATCCACGGCATGTATGTCATCGACAAAGTGACGCACACGCACACCGAGCTATTCAGCGACGGAGCGGCGAGAAAAATCGAGTTTAGCCTTTCGCTTAAGCGGGTCGATAAATCGCTGGCGGCCATTTATGGCGACCTGAAAACGCAGGCTGACAATCTGGTCACGTCTGCCGGTGACTGGCTGGGAGGGCTGGCGGGATGATTACGGGTATGAATATTCAGGCCGGGGCGAAGATAGCCCCGGCGTTTATGCTCAAGCTGGATAACGACGATATCACGCAGGATTTTAATAACCGCCTAATCAGTCTAACCATGACCGACAATCGCGGATTCGAGGCAGACCAGCTCGATATCGAGCTCGATGACACTGACGGTCAGATAGCTTTGCCACCGCGTGGCGCAACGTTGACGCTGTGGTTAGGCTGGCAGGATTCCGCGCTGATAAAAAAAGGGACGTTCACGGTCGACGAAATCGAGCACAGGGGCGCGCCTGATACGCTTACCATCCGGGGGCGAAGCGCCGATTTTCGCGGGTCGCTGAACTCTCGCCGGGAACAGTCATGGCACGACACCACGCTCGGGCAAATTGTGGAGACGATTGCGGCACGCAATAAGCTGACGGCCAGCGTGGCCGACATGCTGAAAGCCGTCGCCGTGCCTCACATTGACCAGTCGCAGGAATCAGACGCGGTGTTTCTGTCCCGCCTGGCGGAACGGAACGGGGCGTCGGTTTCGGTAAAAGCAGGGAAACTGTTATTCCTGAAAGCGGGGAGCGGTAAGACTGCCAGCGGAAAGCCCATTCCGCAGGTGACGCTTGAGCGCGGGGACGGCGATCGTCATCAGTTTGCCATTGCTGACCGGGAAGCCTACACCGGCGTTACGGCAAAGTGGCTGCACACCAAAGACCCAAAGCCGCAAAAGCAAAAGGTGAAGCTCAAGAGAAAGCCCAAAGAGCAACACCTCCGCGCGCTGCAGCACCCGAAAGCGACCAAAGCCCCGGCGAATGCCAAAGCCCAAAAAGAGCAGGAAGCGCGCGAGGGCGAGTATATGGCCGGTGAGGCTGATAACGTGCTGGATCTTACAACCATCTTCGCGACAAAGGCACAGGCCATGCGCGCCGCTCTGGCGAAGTGGGACAAGCTGCAGCGAGAAGTCGCTGAGTTTTCAATCTCGCTGGCTATTGGCCGCGCCGATTTATTTCCTGAAACGCCAGTCGCGGTGAAAGGCTTTAAGCGCGTTATAGACGAACAGGCTTGGATAATCAGCCGGGTGGTGCATAACCTCAATGGGAACGGCTACACGACGGGCTTAGAGCTTGAGATTAAGGTTTCGGATGTGGAGTACACGACAGAGGAACATGATGAATAAATTCTTTCTCATTTGGTGAATTTATGGGTATCATTTATTCACACATAGTGAACTTAAGGGTGTTAAATGTTCCATTGTCCAAAGTGTAAACATGCGGCTCATGCCCGTACAAGTCGTTATCTGAGTGAAAACACCAAAGAACGCTATCATCAATGCACAAACATCAATTGCAGTTGTACTTTCGTGACAATGGAGTCTGTGGAGAGATTTATTGTTACTCCGGGCTGTGTAAACACTGCGCCACCGCATCCATTGCCAACAGGACAGCGTCAATTGTGGATGTGACAGAGCCCGCCTTGAGCGGGCTTTATCTTAATAGGCCCTGAGTTAGTTCGTTTCCTGTGCAGAATTGATAAAGAGCTTTTAGGTCTTTATCAATGGTTTCAAGTTCTCCAAGGGCGTAACTGGAAAAACCTAACATCATGTTATCGTGGTTCATGAGTTGCTGTGTTTGCTCAAGGTCTATGAGCGAGTCATATAGATGCTTCAGTTCAATCACAGCTTCATATGCAGGAACCAGAAGGTCGTAAAAATATGGCTCCAGTTTGGCAATGTCATAAATATATTTCTGAAAATTCTCTAGATATGGTTTTGTGAGCACGCCAGCGGTTGATTTTTTACCGTCTTCATAAATCTCATATCGGGTCTTACCCGAGGGGGAATTGACAAAGCTTAATGAGTATGGACATACATTTGAGGGCAGTTTTTCAAAGGGTTCAAACTTGGAGCATAAGCTTTTTACTTGGGTTCGAAGGTTCCAGTTTAACTGACATTCACGTGCAAATATTTTTTTTAGAGCGTTTATGTCGTTCAGTTTGGCTTGCTTTTTACGTTTAGATTCAAGATGTTCTTTAGAAAAAAATAGAGCTATAGCTACTATCGCAGACGCAGGGATCAGGTTTGTGTGTGTGAACAAATCTGAAAGCGAACTCAAAACCTCATTAGTGATATGCATTGGTCACCGCCATTTCATCGCCACTGAAAATCAGCTCAATAAAAAAGCCACTCGCTAGAGTGGCTTAATTATATGATTTTAAATCTAAAATTTGGTGGCCCCTGCTGGACTTGAACCAGCGACCAAGCGATTATGAGTCGCCTGCTCTAACCACTGAGCTAAGGGGCCGTGGCGGTGAATTATAAAGTAACTCCCCGCAGCAATCCAGCCATTCACACCTGCCTGCTGTTTTTATAAACAACGCATAATCAATCCTTTATACTTCCCTGACGATGTATCGAGCGGGAGTAAAGATGATCAACGATATTCTGGCCCCTGGCCTGCGGGTGGTGTTCTGCGGAATCAACCCGGGTAAGTCCTCGGCGCACACCGGTTTTCACTTTGCCCATCCGGGTAATCGCTTCTGGAAGGTGATCTACCAGGCCGGGTTTACCGACAGGCTACTCAAGCCCGAAGAGGAACAGCATCTGCTGGACACGCGCTGCGGGATCACCATGCTGGTCGAGCGGCCTACGGTACAGGCGAGCGAGGTCAACCTGCATGAGCTGCGCAGCGGCGGGCGGGAGCTGATCAAGAAGATAGAGGATTATCAGCCGGCCGCGCTGGCGATCCTCGGCAAGCAGGCCTACGAGCAGGCGTTTAGCCAGCGTGGAACGCAGTGGGGCAAGCAGAGCATCATGATTGGCGTTACGCAGGTGTGGGTGCTGCCGAACCCGAGCGGGCTCAACAGGGCGACGCTGGATAAGCTGGTGGAAGCGTATCGCGAGCTGGATGAGGCGCTGATGGTGCGGGGGCTGTAATCCTTTGAGGCCTGATGCCCTCACCCTCACCCTTACTCTTTCCCACAGGGAGAGGGAATAAACAAAAAAAAAGCTCCCCGAAGGGAGCTTTTTCACTGTCAGGACCGATTAGTCGTCCAGGAAGCTACGCAGCACTTCAGAGCGGCTTGGATGACGCAGCTTACGCAGCGCCTTCGCTTCGATCTGACGGATACGTTCGCGGGTAACGTCGAACTGTTTACCCACTTCTTCCAGCGTGTGGTCGGTGTTCATATCAATACCGAAACGCATACGCAGGACTTTTGCTTCACGGGCGGTCAGGCCAGCCAGAACGTCGTGCGTCGCAGCGCGCAGGCTCTCGGTGGTGGCAGAGTCCAGCGGCAGCTCGAGGGTGGTATCCTCGATGAAATCACCCAGATGCGAATCTTCATCATCACCGATTGGTGTTTCCA